CGTGGCTCTATATTTTTAATGAACTGGCATTTCAAACTTGTATTAGAAGAACACCCAGAATATGATGTAGTAATGCGAAATAATAAAGGATTGATATACAAGAGAATACCTGTGACTAAATTTATAGAGACGTGTATACGGATTGGTGAGAAAGATGCGTGCTTAGTTGCGTTAGATGACAAAGGAATTAACTTTGCTTCTGTTGTTCAACATTTTCAACCGAAAGCTGTATCTTACTCACATGATGTCCAGACTATTCAGATATTGAAGTACGAAGTTCGTGAAGCGGAAATGATACGAACGCCACTGATATTGCAAGATGCAACACTATTATCTGAACCCGTTGAAGTCGATTTACGTCGATCCAATGGAGACACTGTAGTGCTCATTAACCCAATGTCGTGGTGGTATCACGCTGCAACGAAATTTGGAGACTGTGGTGCGCCTCTGCTTTTGATGAACTCCCGCATACCGACAAAGATAGTTGGATTACATAATGCTGGAGTGCCAAAAACCGGAGACGCCTATGGTGTACCGATATATCGTGAAGAGATTGAACAAGCTTTGAGTAACATCCCGAATGTATTGCAATTTGCGTGGGAAGAACTCCAACCTATGGAGACTGCCGTCCTCGATAACTTTAATGATGGTGACAACTTCATCGTTGTTAGAGCTGAGGAAGGCGCCGTACCTGCACCTGTAACTACGAAACTGCGTAAATCACCTATTCACGGTGATTTGATACCGACTTTGACGAAACCTGGACATTTACGACCTTTCACAAATGCGCTTGGACAACGTGTTGATCCTGCTGCCCTTAATCGCAAGAAATGGGGTTATGATCAACCACGAGTGGACAAGCAAATAAGTGAGAGATGCACGAACGCGATAGTTCAACTATTGTGTAAGAAGAACGCTCGAGATTCACATCACTATCATGTGCCCTTGTCAACTGATGAAGCGATTCAAGGTATTGATGGTGTCGAAGGATTAAATTCTATCAACAAGACGTCTAGTCCTGGCTACCCGTATGTTTTTGACAAACGAGCAGGCCGGGGAAAAACTGGATATTTTGGAGATTATGAATTTAATCCAGCATTGCCTGGTTATGGAGAAGTAGTGAATGATGTACATGCCTTAGAGCAAATGTATCTCGATAACAAAAGACCGTTCATTGCATGGATCGACACTATGAAGGACGCGCGCATTCCGATAGCAAAAGCTGATATCGGAAAGACGCGTATCTTTTCTGCTGGTCCCATGCATTATTGTATTTTGTATCGTAAATACTTTTTGCCATTTATCGCTCATTGTATGAATAATCGAATTGATAATATGATGGCTGTAGGTATTAACCCTGTAAGTCCAGAATGGCATCGATTAGCTACCTTCCTTAAAAAGAAGGGAGCACACACTATTGCCGCTGATTATTCAAATTATGATGGTAAAGCATGTACTGACGGCTATAAGGCGTTTTATGAAGCAGCTATTGAATGGTATCGTATTCACTGGGGCGAGATTGTTGCCGTTGGCAAGAATGTCGTACTGGGACGCGAATTATCTTTTGATGAGTTTGCTCAATTTTTACGCAATATAGCTTATGAATGCACTACACATATTCATTTATGCGAGAAGGAATTCGAGAAAGAAGGAGTGCTGAAAAAGTTTCGTGTTTTCTATCAGGTTATGAACGGTATGCCATCAGGAAATCCAGGTACTGCTATTACTAATAGCGTATGTGGTATTTTCATGATGATGTATTGTTATTTCATGATATTTGCTGACGATCCAGAATTGTGCACTGTAGAAATGTTCTTCCGACTCGTATATATGATTACATATGGAGACGACGTATGTGTAAATATACATCCTAGTATTATTGATCGATTTAATCAACGCACTCTAACAGCTATGATGAAACAATGTTTCGACATTGATTTCACTGATGAGCTCAAGACTGGAACTGTAGTAGACTATAGAACTTTGTCTGAGATATCGTTTTTAAAACGTCGATTTGCGTT